CTTGTAATTTTTATTGGTTTTTTTATGATTTTTTAATCATACGATAAGTAAATTGTGTAACAGAATGGATGTTCGCAGACGATATTTTTAACGACTTTGCAACACGTTCTGTGTTAGCTATATACAACAAGGCCTGATCACACCTTCTGTTACACTATAAACTCACATCTTCAAGTCCAGCTGCACGTAACTTCACAATATTATTGATCTGAAACTGCTTGGCGTCTAATGCTTTTGATAGTCCTATATACTTGTTACGCAACAGGGCAAACTCATTAATAAGATGCTGTTGATTCACGACATCTGGATCACCATCAACATACTTTTCCGCATCACGGCTAGTAAGTTGTCTGTTATAATGCTCCAGAAACTTCCTGAATTTCTCACTACGCATTCTACGTAGTTCTATGTTTAAGAACTCTAAGATACTTTCGATTTCTTGTAATTGTCCAAAACGTTGTTCAACTACTCCAGGCATATCGCGGCTATGCTTTTCAACACTGCCACGAAGTCCTGTTTGAATCCTAGCATCAGTCAGCTCTTTTTCATAGTAGTCAATCGCATAAACTATTTGATTGATATCTTTTCGTATCTTTGATAACCAGTTCACTGTCTAATTACCACTCAGATTCTTCTTCATATTCTTCTAATTCATCATCAACATCATATTCCTTAAGGGCACGATCTAGAATGCTACAAACTCCATGAAGTTCGTTTGCATGTTCTTCTAGATCGCACAAAGCACTTTCTTGTACCGCACTTAAAAAATGCTGGGCCGCTGTGCTTCTATCCTTAACTGGAACATATGCTTTGATGCTGTCCCACAATTCTGCAAGACTTACTGCGTCATTACTTGATAGTTTCATTATTATTCCTCAATAGTGGATAAATTTTCATCAAGGCTATTTAGTTCTTCTTCGGAATCTTCGTCCACGGGTTGTTCAGTTAACTGATCAACAGCAATGTCATCCCATTCGCTCATAATAAGGTCTAATGCGCCATCTTTATTAGCATTCCAAGGCTTACGGAACATTTTAATTACTTCACCAGTTACGTGGCTAGTGTATTCCAAACTGTTACCGCTCTTCTTTAGAATATCTTTGGCTTCAAAGAACTCTACAAGTCCACTGTATGGGCTCATACCAGTTTCATATGGAATCTCCACTTGTACACTTTCAAACGGTTTAGCATAACGTGTTTTCATTACCTTACACGCCGCTCTAATACCATGTACTTGTGAAGTCTTGTTGCCGTCTGCATCTACTTTTAGTTTAAGTTTACGCATAGCAACCACAATACTACTTGCGTAGATAAAGCCTTGTCCACCACTAATCTTATCATCTGGATCAAACATATCCTGCGATGCGTATGTGTGGTTAGTTGCCATTAGTCCTACGTTGTATTCACCCAACATGTTAACAGTATTACGAACTAGTGATGTTAGTGCTTTAGGCTTACGGCCCAAGTCACCCTTCATATCACCTGCTTCAAACTGTTTAACATCAGTTGGTGTCAACATCATACCCAATGAGTCAATCACAAACAATACTTTAGGACGGTCGTCCTTTTCTTTGTCTGCCCATTCTTTTTTGTAGTCTGTCATGAAATCACTCATAACTTTGGCTACATCGTCAATCATTGCTAAGTTAAGTTTTAACAATTTTTCAGGACTGGTGTCTACATCTAGTGCATGCAACCAAGTCTCGTCTAGTGCGTTTTCAGTATCAATCAGTACAACAAAAATATCTTGAAGTTGTGCTTGTTTAACAATATTACCAGCCGCAATGTATGACTTACCTGCGCCTGATTCACCAGCCAATACTGATACTTTACCTAGTGGAATACCCTTTTCAAAGTCTCCACTGATTAGTTTGTTTAAGGTATAGTTACCTGTTGAGATCCATGTATCTGGATCATTAAACCCGACACTTAGTCCGGGCACCGCTTTAGTAATACTTTTACGGAATTTGCTTACGTCAAATGGTCTTGCCATAGTAATCTCCTATAGAATATAAACAGTGGGGGAATTGATCCCCCACTATAATGTCAGCTTATGGTTTAGTTTTTGCGAGCTCTAATTGCGGCAAGAATATCTGCTGCACTAGATTGGCTAGCATCAGCCGCTGGAGCTGCTGGTGCTGGTGCTGACTCTGCAACTGCCTGTGGCGCCGGTGCCGGTGCAGGTGCTGTTTCTGCTACAGGAGCAGGTGTCGCTGGAGCTGCTGGTGCGCTTGAAATGTTATCCAAGTTTACACCTGCTGGACGATAAAATTGTCCAAAACGAGCTGGATCATACAACTGGCCATCTACACTAGCTTCGAACATTTCAAAGATAGCATTAACGCCTTCTGCTGTAGGTTTCTTTGGCATATAATCATCCAGATTATGCAACCCATTTGATGCAATTGCATTTCGCTCATCTTCTGTCAAGCCACGCTCTCTACGAGCCCAGTTTGATGTTGAGTAATCTGCATACTGACCTTTTTGCGTTTTTGCAAGTTTAAAGTCAGTACCTTGCTCAAAGTCTGTTGGAATTTCTGGAAAGTCCGGATCCATTAACGCTTGTTTGATAATATTAAAAATACTTGGATTAATAATAAATCTGCGAATTGGATTTTCAGGAACACTGTCTTCCTGTAGTGGACTGTCAACTACAAATCCTTGAAACAAGTAACTACGCTTTTTCCAATACTTACGTGCCATATCTTCCATGCTTGGATCTTTGAACCAAGGACGAATTTCAGCATGTACTGGGCAAGTTTCACCCCACATTTCCATACATGGAACCGTTACTGTTACGGGTTTGTGTTCATCTCCACCAGCAACGCCACTGAATGGAATACGGATCATTTGACGTTCACGCCAAAAGTAAGTATTCGTGTCATCACCATCTGGGAGGAATCTCATTGTTGCTGATTGACCTTCTGGAATATTCCAAAACGCATAAATTGCGTTGTCACCACCATATGAGTTACTGCGGGTATTTCCGCCTTTTTCTTGTTCGAGCAGTTTTGCTCTGATTTCTGCTAAAGATGCCATAATTATTCTCCTATATTAGCCTTTATTAGTAACTAGGTATAATACCTAATTTTGTGTTGCCACTTATGTGACGTTTGCCTAAGTTTTGTATAATACACTTATACTTTGAGCATACGTATACTATACTATATTTAATGTGTAAAGTCAAGCACTTATAATAAAAAATCTTCTGGGTTATATTTGTTGAATGATTCTTCAATTTGCTTGTACACATTTTCGGTTGCATCTTCTGATGCCTCCTTAGGATTCTTAATACTAACATTACCTTTAAGGTAAGTCAATACTTTATTTGCTAAATTTTGCTGTTTTGGATCCATGTCGTGCATGTCCATTCCAAGTTGCATTAGCATATTACTAAGCTCGTCATCCTTTACGTGCTTAGAAAGATATCCTGAGAACGCTGCTTGCTGTTCTAGTGGTTTACCAAAACGCATGTTCTCAGGATTATCAGGATCTGCGGCATCCAGCGGCCTACTTAGTGTAAGATCTGTGCCACTTGTGACTTTTGTAACCAGAGCCTTCAAGCGGTGTGCTCGGCCCTTTGTATCTGAAATTTCTCTCACTACTCGTGCAACATGCGGTAACGCTGAGGCGACATTCTCGTCAAAACTACGTACAGTAAATTGATCTTTTAAGCTATCAACACCTTCTTCTTCTAGAGAAACTGCTTTTTCTGTATAGCCTTCACTGTAACGCTTATAGCCCTTCGTGCCACTGAGTGATTTAAACTGTTTGCGGATTCCTTCAAGACGATTGCTGACGCCTTCAATTACATCCTGTGTGTCTTCACTGATTAGTGAACTTTTCTTTGCGTAATTACGAAATTTAGTAAGTTCTGCAAATTCTTCTGATAGTGCAACAATGTGTGTACCCATTTCGTCATGTGGAACACCACCTTCTTTAATGTGTCTTAGCATAGCACGGGCGGCACTTAAATTGGTGCCTGGGAATTTATAACGTTCGCCTTCTGCGTTCTCAATAAACAAACTGTGAATATTTCGACTACGGCTTCCACGTACTTCCTCATCTACATGCTTTTTATGTTTAATAATTAAACGTGCATTTTCAAGAGCTTGATAACTACTCTTGCTACTTCCATATGGTTTACTAAAACTTTCTTGTACTTTCATTTCACTATCCTTTTTCGCCTGAAAGGCAAAATCTCTTGGTTCAATATCCTTGCCAAAGGTACGTAATGTATACTCAATAATGTTTCTATTGGCTAAACTGCGTAAATTGTCAAATAATTTACGTAATCCATTTACATCAGTACTTTTTCCAAGTCCTATTTTTAATTCTGATTTCTCATCGGCGACATCCAAGTTGACCATCATTTTGTTTTCAGCGTTGTAAAAACGTTTTGCTTCCATTGGATCAACTGTGCTCTTGCCATCGCTAGTAAACAACTCAAGAGTCAATCCATGCCCCTTAAGGATC